CAGCACTGCCTGGGTCTTGTCCTTGACGGCCGTCGCCATGTTCTTCTTCACCGTCGACTCCTCGATGGGGTCGGGGCGCTCCTTCTCCGGGTCCGGCTGCTGCGCGGCGGCGATGGCCTGATCCAGCACCGTCTCGATCTCCTTCGAGACGCGGAAGCCGCCCAAGCCCCACTTCATCATCTGCAGGACCACGGGGCCAGCCTGGGGCTTGGCCTGGATGAGGGGAGTGACCGCCATGACGAACGAGCCGACCGCTTCCATGAACTGGCTGCGGCTGTCGCGCTCCTGCGCCCAGTCGACCATCGCCATCGTCTCGCTCTCGACGCTGATCCGGTAAAACTTGTCGTCGCCCGACTCTTTCAGGAACTGGATCGCCTGGGGAGCCATCTGGGCGTCGGGGGAATGCTCGATGTTCGACCGCTGCATGATCGTCTGCGGCTGGAAGCGGTCGCAGATGATCTGCGCCCTGATGCGCTGGCCGCCAGCGACCCAGGCTCCAATGTGCTGCTGCTTGAACTGCAGCCGGTTGCCGCCGAACTGCGCCTTGAGTTGCTGCGCGCCCAGCGTCTCGTCGGGGTTGGTCATGCCGCGCATGATGTCGCCGATGCCCAGCACCTCGTAGAGCGCACCCTTGATGACGTCGCGCTGCTGGGTGAGCTTCTCGATGACCGCCGCGATGATCTCGATGGGGACGAAGTCCATCTGACCCTTGAGCCCGCCCTTCTCGGCGAACGCGGCCCAGTTGTCGACCGGGATCATCTGGTTCTCCATGCCCTCTTGGAAGACACGGCCGATGGGGGTGCTGTTCTTGTCGTAGACCCCGACCACCTTGCAAGCCTTCGTCAGGTACTTGATCCGGGTCGAAAGCTCGTCGATCTGGGCGTACTGGTCCTGCGCCAGCAGGTAGTCGGCGCGGGGGATGAACTTGGACGTCGTCAGGTTCGCCATCAGCGGCTGCGGGCACGGGAAGAAGCCCTTCAGCTTCAGCGGGTCCTTCTTGTAGTCGCAGATCAGGTTGAAGCCCATGACGTGCCAGTAGGCGCACTTCGTGGTCTTGTCCCATATCTCGAAGACGCCAGCCTTCTCCCACGGGTCGTTGATGTGTCCCAGGGCATCAGCCTTGGACTTCTGCTTGCTGACCGGGATCACCTTGCCGATCTTCTCGCCGAACCGGGCGATAAGCTCCTCGCGGTTCATGTACACGCGACGAGCGACCCAGCGAACGTCCTGCCAGACCCTGGCAGGGCTCCACCAGAAGTCCTCCCAGTAGACGTAGTCGGCCGGGGCGTCCTCGGAGGTGATCGCCTCGTACTCGACCGGCTCGGCCAGGACGTCGCCGGTCATCGGGTCGGTCACAGCCTCGGTCTTGGCCTGCTCAGTCTCGACCTCGTACCTGTACCAGACCTGCCCCAGGCCGACGATCAGGTAGTCGCCGACCGCCTGCCTCGTGATCTCCGGGTAGGTGCTCTCGTCGTCGTCCTCGCAGTCGTTGTTGAGCATCCGCTGCAGGATGTTCGCGGCCACGCGGCCGACGTCGTCCTCGGAGTCCTTGTGGGTGTTGCTGACGTCGACGTTGGGTGGCTTGGCATACAAGGAGGACTTCAGCACCTCGATGTTGGACCAGAACAGGTTGAACTTCGAGTCCGCCTCGTTGAACGCGGCAGAGTCGCGCTCGTCGAGGTACTTCTGCACCAGCTTCTTGGCGGTGATGTGGAACTTGGAAAGCTCCCTCTTGGAAGCCTGAAGCTCCCGCTCCCACCGCTCGGCCAGCTTCGCCGGGTCCTTGCCCTTGTCGCGCTCGGGCACCAGGGACTGATCGCCGGGCTTTTTGCCGTCGTGGATGTCCTTGTACTCCTTGCCGTCCTCGGACTTTTCGTCGCTGGTAGTTCCAGGCTGTGCGGGGTAGGCCATCAGAGTCGTCCTTGAAACAGTGGCGGGACAGGCTCGGGGTTGCCCCAGGCGTCGTCCGTCAGGCCGTCAGCGGTGTGGTAGCCCAGCAGGCCGACGACCATGTTCTGCACCAGCGCATCCGGGTCGAAGTCAGGGTCCTTGCCGTTGAACGTGCTGGCGCGGATGGCGTACTTGGTGGCGGCGCGGATGGCGTCAGCCATCCGCTTACGGGCATCGCCCTCGGCCATGCGGAGCGGCATCGGCGGCACGTTCGCCCCGTCGACCGTCGACCAATGGTCCCTGGGCAGCGGAAAGGACGCCGTGAAGAACCCGCTTCCATCGGGCAGGACCGTAACCGGGGTGTTCATCAGAGTCGTCCTTGGGTCGAGTGCGTGCCGACAGTCTCGTGGAGTTGATCCAGGGTGAACGTGTGACTGAGCGGCGGCACGATTATGGTCTTCTCGGGCGGCGGGGGCTCGATCTCGACGAGCTTGGCCGCGCCTTCCATGAACGCATCGGCCGGGTGGCTCGACCAGTCATGCTCGGGCGCGGCCCTGGAGGTCTTCGTCTCCTCGTCGTACTTGAAGTGGTACGCCCTCAGAGCCTGGAGGAGCGGAGCGCAGGGCTCGTTGTTGCTGATCCTGACCCGGCGCAGCATCAGCCGCCCGGCATTGATGCTGTCGGCCTTCTTGCGCTGCTCATTTACACGCACGTCGCAGTCGGCCCAGGGCCGGTCGCCCAGGAACGTCTCGACCACGCTGCGCTTCGAGGCGAAGGTCTTCGCCCTGGCGTCGTGCGGCAGGATCAGCACGTCGGCACGGGGCTGCTTGCGTAGCCTGGGTATCCACTCCTCGGCGTCCATGCCGCTGCCGTCGTCGTAGTGGAATATCTCGAAGCCGCCGCGCATCCTCTTCCACCAGACGAAGGCCGCCTTGTCCCGGTAGCCGATGTCGGAGGTCACCCAGACCTCGTCGTTGGGTCCTGGCCGGTCGACGAAGCAGATGCGGCCCTGCTTCTCCATCTGCTCGACGTAGCGGCCGAAGATCGCGCCGACGTTCGCGGCGCTGAAGTCGCAGTCGTACTCCTGCCGGTATAGCTCGTCGGGCATCTCGCGGCGCTCGTCGTCGAGCACGCCCTGCGGGATGTGCTGCGTCTCGCCGACACCGACGTGCGAGTGGAACCAGTGGTCGCTGCTCTTCGCCAACTGGATCAGGTCGTGGAAGTGGTTGTAGCCTCGGGGTGTGCTGATGAAGGCTGCCCAGCCGCCGTTGCCCGCGAGCATGGGACGGAACATCGACCACGCACGCGGGTCGGACAGTGCAGCCTCGCTCATCACGATGCCGAAGGGGTTGGAGCCCACCAAGCTGTCGTAGTAGTCGGAGCCGACCAACTGCCAGATCGCACCCGACCGCAGGGTGATCTTCATCTCGGTCTTGTTGGTGTCCTCGCGCAACTGCTTGGGGAACACCACGTCGAGGGTCTTCCTGCCCTGGTTGTCGAAGCCGTCCCAGACGACCTTCCTCGCATGCTTGTGCGTCGGCAGCATGTGGAAGTACATGCCAGGGCGCTCGAAGCTCATCTTCGCTGTCTGGTGCAGCATCGTCAGGTCCTTGCCGAACCGACGAGGCCAGCAGCAGGCCGCACGCAGCCCGCCGTGGTCGAAGTAGCGCATCAGCGCCTTCTGCAGCGGCCGTGCAGTGAACCCGTTGGGCAGCGTGATCTCAGCCAAGCTGCGGACCTCCTGCGAGCCACCAGACCCAGGCTACGCCACCGCAGAAGCCGACGACGAGCGACAGCACCACGAGCGTGCCGATGAAGAAGGCGTCATCCATCGTTCTTGTCCTTGAAGAGCGTGCGCGGCCGCCACCAGTCCCACACGCGCATGGCGACCGCGCCGGACACCACGCCGATGAGGAAGTCGATCCCGTAGGTCCACCAGGGCGCGTCGTTCATGCTGCGCACCATGCGATGAGAGCGAGCAGGGCAGCCATGACAGCGAAGGCCAGCACACGCAGCATCAGGCCGCGCCGATCCACATCGAGGGCTCGACCTCGCCAGCGTCGAGCACCTCGGCCGCACGCTCGCCGATCACCTCGGTCGGCAGCCTGTGCCAGTCGCAGTCGCCATCGAGGCGCACGAGCCCTGCGTGCTGTAGCTCGAAGCTGCGCAGGCTGCAGTAGTTCACCACCTCGTGGAAGCGGTGCGAGCCGTCGACCACGTCGAGCACGAGCAGCGTGCCCCCAGGCCGCAGCATCGAGCGCGCCATGCGCAGCATCGCAGGCACGTCGTCGACGTGGTGCAGCGAGTAGCCCATCACCACGAGGTCGTACCAGCCCAGCCGCCCAGGCAGCGCAGCGAGGGGCGAGCGCATGTCGCACTGCACTCGCTCGCCAGGGCAGCGAGAGCGCACTAGCTGCGCCCTGGATGCGTTGACGAGCGTGAACTGGACGTCGGGTCGCGCCGTCTTCCAGTACGCCTCCATGCCTGCGATGCCGGAGCCCAGGGACAGCACGCGACCAGCGTGCGGGACATTTACACGCTGCAGCACCATCAGGCTGTGCGTGCTCTCGTCGCGGTCGAGCAGGAACATCTGGAACACCGTCTGGCCGTGCTCGATCAGCCAGTCGGTGACGCGACCGACCAGCGCCTCGTCAGCGTAGAGCGGGTGACCGTCGGGCGGCCAATTACCAGTGACGGAATGCGAACGCTCGACGTCGTGGCCGTTGGGCTTCAGGACCGTGCGCCAGCCCTTGGCGGCCGCTACATCGTGCTGCTCCATGCCTCAGGCTTCCTTGCGTATGACGACCGTCAGCGGGCCGCCGCCCTCGCCGACGACCTCGGACCTGTTGAGCTTGGGCGCTGCGAATTCGGCTAGCTGGGCCAGCAGCCTCGCAGCCCCTGCAGGATCGGGCGGCCGACCGGGGATGGTCTTGCCCCCGACCTTGCGATTGCGCGAGCCCTCGGCCGTCTGCTTGAGCCACAAGGCGACGTTCTCCCTGTTGTCGTCGAGCAGCGCCTGCACCGTCTCGCGGAAGGCGACCGTGCT